TCATTTGATCACCAGCCTCGCATTGGCCTGGTCAACCCACCCTGCGTCGATTAGCAGCCCCAATGTTGAGGCGAAATCAAAAGAGAACAAATTGTCTCGAAGGTCATTCGCCATGGAGGATTCGAGTGCTTGTACGCGTACGTCTAAAGCTGTAAATTTCGACTCGATTTCGACTCTCGGCATGTGTATGCTTTCGTCATTTACATGATTTTCAAAGTCAGAAATGGTTACAAAAGCAGTAGAAGGGATGTTAACCGTGACCTGATTCGCACTCCCGATTGCAACGTTGAGTTGGAACTCCCGAGAAAAAGGCCCAGCTGTGATTGGCGGAATATAATCCCCGTTGCTGCCTGCATTCGCATAAGCATACAGGATCTCTCCGTAGTCAGGATCCCGCGCATACAGCCCGATCTCACAAGAGTATGTGATTTGAGCAATATCGGTATTTTGGAAGACGCCTTTGATATGGGCGGTTTGGTCCGTTACTGAAAACGAAGTGATTGGAACATCAGCAAAAGGTTGAACCAATTCGGTCAGGCTCTTTGGATCTCCCGAGAAGCTGCCGGATCCGATACGCATCCGTGTATAAACGATCGGCTCTCCTACTTGTCCTTTGGCGTAAAGAACCTGCCCTAGTCGCGTGACGACCATTTGTCCGTATAAAGCCACTTCAATTCCCCCTTTCAAGGAAAGCTAATCTATTGGTGCACCACAGGCAAGGACAACCGTGTCTCGCAGTGTAACAGATATTCCAATAGAGTCCACTCGGTCTAGTTCAGATTCCCATGCAATATTCAGCTGCACGCCAGAGGGTTTTGGAAGAATGTATCCCAGCGTCACGAGCTCAATACTTTGCAGCCCGAGTTCCCCTCGAATCGTTGCCTTCATGGTCATATCCTGGTTGTCCTTGATTCTCAATCGTGCCTCGGGGAACAAATCTGACCACAATTCATAGATTTGGGGCAGCGTGCCGTCCCACTGGTTCTGGGCAATCTTTGCTTTTAAGGCGACACGGTAATTGTGATCGTCCAAAATAGGTGACGTCCCGTCCGCCAATTGAAAAGGCAGGTATCTCGATCTGCCCACCAAATCACCTAGTATATTTAGCTGGGCGCCGACTGCGTTCTCGATGTGAAAAGCATTAGGAATGCTGGATGCTACATTTTCGGCGTCGTCAGCTTTTTCAAGCACCGCGCTCAACCATCGGATGAACTTCTCTTTGTCACGATGCTGCGAGGTAACGAGATCGAGATAAGATTCAATCGCCATCGTATCCGTCTCCTTTCTAAGCTATGACATTCACGGTTACATTTTCCGTTGCACCTCGAACGGCTTCAAAAAATGCCAGCGGGATGTCTGCTGAGCTCTGCTCTTCTCCAGGACGAGCTGCAGTCAGGCTTACAATCGAGAAGGTTGGGCTTGTTAAAATCCTGTTTGCTTGTAGTGCGGCCCCCCACAGGCTAGAAACAATCAAGCTGCTATTACCGAGAGACATGCTATTAAGGTAGTCAGCAATGTAACCCGCGATATCGTCCGCCGTTTGGCTGGTGAACCCATTCAGTTTTTTCACCTGAACGACCACAGATACGTCAATGTAGCTTGGCCGATAGAATCGAATGGGCGTAGACTCATCACTATAGATGTCTTGGACCACTGCTGTCGTCGTCCCGTTCGTGTTGCATCCTGGTGTTTTCCTGACAAAGATGGACTGGGCAATAGCCTGCTCATCTCCCCCTTCAATCACTGCCGTAATGGAGTGAGGTGGATGCCCCATTTCATTTTCTTCGCTTGAGTCGTTTTCATACACCTCGTATCGGGTTACTCCACTAACCGCAGCTATGCCGCCTTTTATTCCCTCTAAAACCGTCCTGCTCGGATTAGCCGTACTAATGGCTTGTCTCGCTTTCAACTGCGGATCTTCTTCCGTGTCTCGACCTGGTGTAGCTGGCTCTGGGTTTGTCACGCTCGTCCATCCTAAAGTAGGTGTAACGATGCCTGTAATGGTACCCGGTGCAGCCATAATAGGCCCTGGCGTCAAACAAGTTGCTGTAGTCGAATAAGTCCCGTTCGATCCGATCGTAACAGATGAGGGTAGCGACCACTGGGTACCATCCGTACCAGAAACAATTCCTCCCGTAATGAAAGCGTTCGGGGTGCCTGTGAGAATTACGGGCGCTTTCGAATAGTCCTTTTTTAGACGTTTGATCCCGTTTATCCCTACGATCACATCCAGCCCTGTCCCGATTGCGGTAGATGGCCCACGGCTGTTGTAAACTGCTTGGCATGTAAGGTACGAATCATAGAGCTTGTTTGCGATTGCAGAAATGAACTGGTAGTCTTGGCTGTCGTTCCCCAGATAGATGTCCTGGCCGAATATCTGCTTAGCTTGACTTATCAAATCGTCCCGGATGTCTGTATACGAAGGCATATGGTAACCTGACTCATCAATATATGGTGCAAAATAAGCCATGAAATCAACTCACCTCCATGCCGAGATTCGTAGATACAGAAATCGTTTCTCCAAAGTCTGTCTCTACTCTACACTCAAACGAATACATCCGATTTTCGTAAGAGCTGCGGAAATCGCTAATTTGGGATACACGAGGCGTCTCAATAATTCGAGCATGAACCAATAGATCAACCGCTTGAAGGTTATCTGGGTGCCCACGAGATCCAAGAATGTTCTGGAAGAGAGGGAGACCATCGTCTTGTTGCTCCCACCATTCTGCCTGCAAGAGCTTTAATCGCGTATAGATCGCTTGACGAACAGCTGCAGCCTGAGTTAGAAACGATCTACCGATGGTGTAGTCGCCGTTAAGCATGGGTCGATATCTCATTCGTCAACCTTCCCTCCCCCGTCGATCCATTCGCTGTACGCTTCCTGTGTCGTCATATTCACCCCGTTTACACGGACCGAGGGGGCAACTAAATCGATCGCCCCCTCTTTGATGCGAATAAATTGGTTTCTGTCCTCGTTTCGGAGCTCCACATGTTTTGTAGAGTAATCTTTCAACACCCTTGGCTGGCTCCACAATCCAGGTATGGCGATTGCATCCGATAAATCATGTCGGCGCTTCTCGATCTGGTTTTGTATGCCCCCCAAGGAAAACCAAGCATCTATGCACATATCAGAGAAGACGACTAGGCACTCATCTCCTTGCTTGACTGGAAAGGTAAGAACATACCCGCCGCCCCGCGGGAAAACAACAGGGACGTCCAACAACAGCGGAATCTCCGTCCACTTGTATTCCAGATTCTCTTGTCTTACCTGTTCACGAATTGCCACTTTTACTGTTGCTGTCTGCGACGTTGGATCAAACTCCTGAATGATTCCAGGTACGCAGACTCTTAAGGTACTGAAAATCCTATCCACCAAAATATTGTAAAATTCTAGTTCACTCTTCTCGAGGCGTTCATCGACCGGTACTCCCATCTCGCTATCCCCTCCACATATTCGAACCCATTGACGACATCAACCCGGGTATGACGCCTCCCGCCTGTGATACACACGTTGCCTCTGTATACCAGTCATCAGAGTGAGTATCTCCATGGTTTTGTAACTCGACAATCCGGTAAATTCCTTCTGCGTCGAGAGCTCGAGGGATCTGGCCTACCTGAAACGTTTGCGCTTGGATTTGGCTATTATTGATCCGCACGAGCGAATTGAGCCTTAAACGCGGATTTATCAAACACTTAAATTTAACCCCAAAGTCGCTTTGTACCGGCGTACCGATCAATCCTGATTCGGGGGATAAATCGACGATCTCGTCTTTAAGGAAATCTGGTGCCTGGATGATGTTGACCTTCCCATCCTCCATATAAAACGTAGCGGCATTTGACTGCGATAATTGGCGTAGATAATCTTTCGTAGCACCGAAGAAAACTTTCCCACGAGTGAGCTTAGCCGAACTCAGCCCTTCTGAGATCGACCCTAACTGAGAGGGTATGCTTGCCTTAGCAGCAATTTGATTCACCTGGTCCCGAGCAGTTTGGCCCTTCGCTACTGAAAAACCGACAAAACCAAAATTCAGAGCTCGGTCGCTATCGATCGAATTAAGCGTGAGTTTGTATGTCACGCCGTCCTCTTTCCCCCGGATCGGCTGGACGACATCCCCGACAAAAATGAGTCCATACTGTTCTCCCTCATACCCGGCTTCTACAATTACCCTATCGCCTTCGTTGATGATCTGGTTTTCCGTTTCCGCGTTCAGGTTGAAGATGGTCACGGTTGAAAATTGCGGCTGCATCATGGTTTTATAAACGCTGAACGCGCAGCGTAGGTCTGAAACATCCAGCGCGGTTCCTTTTCCATTGGATACCAGCACTCGATATTTCCGACCATATAAGACGTTCCCATATTTCTGGCTGTTTGCAACAACGCCGTAGTTTGTCTCCGGTAGAACAACATCATTTATTGGGCTTGCTGTAAGTCCACTCGACCCCATATCGCTGCTGCTGTTTCCATCTGTGCTTCCACCAGGAGTATACGACGAGGGAACCACGTTTCCCCCGGCGTACTTTTGATATATCTTTAAGCGCCTTATGTAGTCGGAGTCAGGAATCCTGGGGCCAACGTATTTCTCGGAGAATTTACGGAAATCACCGTTTACCGCTTTCCATGTTCGGGCAATGACCATCGTCGCAACTGCCGTGGCAAAGTGATCGTTGCTCAGCACCAAGTTCGTTCGTTCCTGATGCGAATCGGGCCATCGTAAGCGGAAGCGATTGGCTTGTGTGATGAAGGCATCGTTATGCCACTTCGGCCAAACTTGCCCTGGCCCTAATGCGTTTCCACTGTCTCCCGTTTTATTGGTGAAGTTCGTTTCTGCCTCCAGAGTAGCCAAGACTATGGCAGCATCCACTCCTTGATATTGCGCTTCATACGTGGCGATGTTTTTGATATGTTCTGCCAAAGTTTCTCCCCCCATCGGTTGAGGCAAAAAGAAAAACGCCCCTAGTAGGAGCGCTTTAACAAAGCCGATCATTATTGTTTTGCAATGTTTATGTCAGTATGGTCTTTTCCGTCATATACCCTCAGATTTACAGATTGCTCTGACGTGGTAGGGAAAACATAGAAAACTGCATTTAGATGCACTTCATTTTTCGGTGGAATCTCGAATGCCCCCAGTATCTTTCTGTATCCAACTTCTTTCGAACCGTCCATTATATATTCAGGTCCGATAGCAAGTGGATACAACCCATTGCCATCTGGTATATATCTTGGTACCAGAGCAAAACTCTCTTTGCTGATTTCTACTTTTTCATCGCTATTATTCGAAATTATGAAGGGGACTACCCAGAGTTTGGCTTCTTTCACCCCGTAATCATGTGTGATCTTAATTAGCCCATCATCTCTCATCGGTGTATTCGTTTCTGCGTACAAACGAAATGTGAATCCATAGTCGATGAGATTGGGGCTCAGTTTTTGGACAAAAGGTTTATTTTTTTCCATGAAATCTCTGTAATCTGAATATGTTTTAACAATTCCGTTTGACTGGATATAATCGCCTAACTCTGTTAGGGTTTTTATACTATCCGGAATCTGAGCAGTTGTTGCCTGCGCGGGATTATTAGTATTGGCACTCGTTGGTGAAGCGAAGATCGTAAAACAAAGCATTAGAACTACTGCATAAAGAATTTTTTTCATTTTAACACCACCAGATGGATTTTCCTGTATGCTAGCATATAACGTTTAATTTTTTTGTCGAATTTTGTAACAAACAGGAATCTAACCAATGCTCGCCCTTAATACTCACGAAAGATTGTCATACCAGATCACGAAATGTTCTTTTCCTAAAGACTCAAAAGTGGGTGTTGAGTCATCGCCATTCGCTGAGACAATTGCTGCACTACCAATCCCAAGATATTCGTACGGCCCTAGCAGGTTTGCGGCTGGGTATGTTCCTGCTATTAACGGGAGGGAATCGATCAGCATTATACCGGTTGTGTGATCTGAAATAGCGATAAACCAATACTCTTCTCGTTGATTATATGTCAATGAAATTTCCAGTGTAATATTTTGGTTTCTGACTGGGAGTGTACAAGTGAATTTTTGATTCATTGATGGTCGTATTGGTAGTAATACTGCTGCCACCTTATTAACCCCCCAACAGTTTTTTTAATCCCATCTCCACTATTACGCTTTGATTCTGTAATGGCTCTTGCTTACCTCTATTCGCCCGATCCGTCACTGCAGGATTGGTACTAATCTTGACCGTCTTCACCTGTGCCACGATAATCTCCCTCAGCGTGACCGTACACCTTAGCCCTAACAAAGTGGTGAAATCGTCCGGAGCTGAAATCTCCTCGATAAGCATGTTTTGATACAATCCGAGCCTCGTGTGCACCTGCAAGGGCACGCGTAAAGCTTGGAGCTCTTGTAGCACCTTAAACGCCTGCACAGACCGGCTCCAGCCGCCTGTGAATTGACCAGGAATCAGACTGGAAGCCGTATCTGACATTCCGATCTCCATCGTCAGCTCTTTCGGCTGGAGAAACGCATGGTCGGTCAACGCGGCCCCCGTTTGTACAGGGTGCTGAGTAATATTGAGGCGGCTGGTATGGGTAGAGCGTAGAAAGGCATCAAAGAACCAGCCGCCTATATTCGTTTTGAGGTAAACCAGGGAAGCGATTGGCTGGGAATTAAGATCCAAAATCGGATTGATTGCCATGGTATCCCCCTCTTATCCGTAAATGGCTTTCATGTTGCGGATATTCATACCGTTCCACTCATGTCCCACCTCTTGCGCTGCCCCTTTTGGATCAGTGCTGGTGATGTAGAATACCGGTTTATTTTCATTCTGGATGATCGTTTGATTGGATGTCGCAGTATTGGAATACATATAACTACTCGGGATCCCAGCCATGCTCATATCCTGAAACTGCTTAAAAACGTCCGGATTGATTGCCGCTGCTAAATAGCTAAATCCTGTTTTCAAGTCTTGATTGAAGTTACGAAAACCTTTCACGAGCTCCGATTCATTCATTGCCTTTTTGAACGAGGGTTCCATCCCCTTAGGCAAATTGTTTACGCTGGAATTCAGCTTGTCTGATTGTTTTTCATCGGACAGGAACGGATTTGATCCGTTCTGGTCTACGAACAGATACGATAAGCCTTCACTGATTTTGTTGCCGTAGTAGGATGCTCGATCCTTCGCCTTCTCCGTGAGCTCCTTTCTCTCCTGCAAGGCTTCTTGTACGCCATTCTCATCATCTGATAGCCATGCGCGTGCCAATTTGATTGCGTTTACCACGTTATCGATGTTAAGCTTAATCGTTTCAAGCGCCATCTTTAAAGAGCCTGAAAGGATATTCCCGATTCCCTCCAGGACGTCTTGCACTTGCTGTATTTCTAGGAATGCAGAAACTAGATCCGCCACCCAAGAAATAGTGCTATAAACTTCTTTCCCGAGGGAAATCAAAGAATCTACAAGCCCTGATAATATCCCCTCATCATTCAAATCCTTGAAGAAGGAAACTACCCAGTCCCAAAGCTCTTTTACGATCTTATACAAAAGATCAAATGCCGAGGACCATGCCCCTACAAATGCATCGAGATATCCTCGCTCCTGGAACTTACTGAAAAGCTGCTGGAGCCAATCCCCGGCAATTTTTATCCAGTCCCTGATCGTGCGAAGGGCTTTATCGAACGCCTTTCCCCATCTGTCGATGGCTCCGGTATCTTTCAGCGTTTTGTAGACTTCCAGGAGTTTTTTCCACAGAGGAGCGAAGGCACTCTCTCCGCCTTCCAGATAGGTGTAGAAGTCGTCGAGCAGTAGCAAAAGCCCAGTGAACAGGGCAAAGGCTATGCCAATTGGACCTGTCTTAATGATGAGCCCAAGAGCTATCAGAGCCGCGCCGATCAGTTTTAGCTTATCCGGTATATGATCACCAAGTTTCGAGAAAAAGTGTAGGACATCCCTGCCCCCCTTCATTAACGCTATGCCTAGTCGGGCAATCCAACTGACGAATTGAGCAACGTTTTTGGTCCATTGGGGCATGCCTTTTATGATCGCGTCATTAAAGCCCTGGAGGCCGCCCTTGATCCCCTTAATCGGTCCTTCCAGGTATTTGTACAGATAAAAGCCAACCCATTGGAGAGCATATGCTGCCTCCAACCGCAATCGTTGGAATTCAAATTGAATGGAACGGATGGATTTCATCTGATCCTGAAATTCGGGAGGGGGCTTCATTTCCCTGATGGTAGAGCGGAGTTGCTGAAAGTTCCTCAATAGCTCCGGGCTAAGATACAGGTCCTCCACCGTAGCGCCCATGGCTTTCAACGTATAGTTCAGTTCAGCTGCCGCGTCCTTGGATAGCCACATCTTGCGTGCAAACTTCTCGTTCTCCAGATCAGCTTTCGCCAGACTACCAAGAAAGACAGAGATCCCAATGCTTGCACTTGCCAAAGCACTTACAATCGCTGCACCCGCAACCGCAAATCCCTTGATCGTCGATCCAGCAAAGCTTTTGACTGTTTTTTCTACGGTTTCAATCGTCTTGCCAGCATCGTCAAAAGACTTTCTATCAACCGACATTCCTAGCGAAACCAAATACTCTTTGATTACGTCGATCATCCAGGCATCCCCCTTTCCTATAGTCTGGCAGCAGCTTCTGCTCTTCGCTTGTTCTCCGCTCTTACTTCCATGATTTCGTGTGCGTCCAGCAGGTCATCGATATCAAACACGTCTCTGACCACATCACTGTGCACCCAAAGCCCGCCTAATACCGGCGCGAATAGAAATTCATCCACGTTTTCTAACCTTGCCGGGATGAAATCAAGCCCGCCACCAGACCATGGAGGCCGCTGCCTTGAAAAAAACTTGATAGATTGAATCCCAGCGCATGGACAGTAAGCGCCATGATTGTCGCCGTGTCGTCTTCGATGTCTTCTATGCCGAATGATCCGTCTTCGTTTATGACCCGTGCAGGCCCAGCAGGCAGTAACTCGAAGCACACACGGAGCGCCTGATCTTGGATGTAGGTGAAATCTTTTTCAGAAACGCTGCTGAGATGCCCCATAATGCCTGTGATATCAAGGTTCTCCAGATTAACATCCTCCACTGACTTAGCTGATGGGCTCGGCTTGATCGAAGCTAGCATAGGAGCCAGGATGGCCGTTAACTTAATAATCATGAAAGAGCCGACTCGAGCCGGAAACTTCTTCACCCGAAACTTCCGACCATTCACTTCGACATCTTTATAGCTCATACGTGGTTGCATGTAGAGTCTCCTCCTCAAATGAAAATAGAGCCGGGTGGGCTCCATCTGGAATTATATTAGGCTACTGTCTGGTCGATATCTGCCGCCATCAGCACCCATGAGACTTGTTGCCCTTGGGCCTGGAACGGTTTGTCCGGAAGCTTCTGAAACGAAACGCCTGTTGAACGGATCAGGTCCTGCATCGCGGAGGCTCGGATTGTGATTTTGATCCCGGCCCACTCCGATGTAGGTGCCTGCTCAAGATAGTTGTAGAGTTTCAGGAGCCATTTATTGAGCTCAGACGTTTGCTGGACAGAAATCGTATGGTTACCATTTCGGCCTTTAATTTTACTTACCATTACGCTCCCATCGGCAGAGAGGTCGTGTGCGGAACGATCCTGCGCCATCGCCGTAGAAATACTACCGAGGCCAGCCCCCGTCGCCACAAACTGCCCAACCGAGGGGTGACTAATGACCATGGACACATCAGCAAAGCTATACGTTGTGTAGGACACTTCCAATCCCTCCTTCCCTATCGATTAACGGTGACACCAATAACAACGTGTTCAATTGCGCCTGCCATTTTTACTGGCACGTAGATCGGGGGCGCTTTTCGGTCATCCCGTTCATCCTGTGACTGATCTGCAATCCTTCCTGGCAAAACCAGATATCCCTTGGATAACGTGTCTCCCGTTTGTAAAGACATAACCGGTGCCGCCTTCCACACTCCTGGAGCGATCGCCCCCCGATTAGCCGATTTCTCACATTGCTCCTCGATCGCACTAATCAGTAGCGACAGGCCGTCTTCAGTCTGCGGAATCTTAGCGGAATTTACGAGTGCGTTCGTCGCCCCAATCTGAATCTCCGCTTTGAGCATGTCCAGGTTAAGCACCTCATCGAAATGGGTGCCGTCAGCCATAGTCCCTTGAACGAGTAGCTTATAGCTGGCGCCGTAGTTCGTGTAGACGTTTCCGTTCAGCCCTAGGATTGTTTTCACTTCGGTAGTGGAGAGGGACTCTGGTGTCACGCCGACAAGCGTTTTGTACGCCATCGTATACGCCGAGTTTGCAAGACCCGTATTTGCTCCCATCGCATATCCCAAGGCAGCTGCAGCAGCATGCGGAGTTGTGCTGTATTGACCAAAGGAGCGTTTGTACGCTTTGCCTTTCAATGTCTCCATGATGTTTCCTGGAGCGCCCGCTTTCACATTGGGATCTGCTGTTGAGTAGAAGTATGCCGTTGAAGGGATCATAGGCTCTACAACAGCGGCAACCGCCTCGATATCTGCGGCTGTAGCATCTACGACATAACAACCGTACCATTCGTTATTTGCAGCCCGGCAAGCCGCCACAGCTTCATCGACTGACTCTTCACTCTCAGCTGAATTGTCCCATTTACCAATGGCCACTTTAGGTGGCGATGGGTTTTGGCTGAAATAAAGCGTAGCCGCCTCAAACTCGGGTTCTTCTCCAGTCCAGCCGTTTTCCAACATGTCTGCGGTCCCATTGTAGATTCGTACCCTGTCTGCAACAGGGATGATGTTGGATCCTCCGACAATCAAACCAATATTGAATGTCCCGGCGCTCTGCGACAAAGGCGATACCGTGACATTTACCTTGACGATATCATCAAGAGACTGTGCCAAGAAAAACACCAGCCTTTCTTATCTATTTGGAATTACTTGCACATCTGCTGAATCGATGTAGTTGATCGCAGAGCTGCGGACAACTTTTTCGTTAAAGCGAGCGGAGAAAGATGACCTCTCCCACCACTGACCGCCGAACAATTCTGGTAATCGAACGGGAGAGGGGACATCTGTAACCAGATGCAACGGTGCAAATGACAGGGGACTTCTGAAAAGTCCAACGCGGACCCGATCAGCGTCATCAAAGCTGCTGGGGCCGTAAAAGGTCCACGCCACTTGGATGACTCGCGTATAGCTGGAGACCTGGTCAATCGTTGTAGAGCTGGCATTTTTATAGCTCATCTCTATTTGCTGTGCGACCGGATCGTTAGCAAGCGAGACAAGAATAAACCCGACATTCTCGGTACGCTTCCATGCAGGAGCGCCTTCTGTCGGGTATCCAATACGAATCCGCTTCTGGCTGTCCTTGTCTACAGGATTAAGGCCGAGATTCCGGATTGTGCAATTCCAGAAGATATCCTCAATCTCTGAGAGCGAAAGTACCGAATCTGCCATTTAATCACCCGCCATTCTCTCTCCGATTGCTTTGTAGTACCCATAGTCGCCGTATGGGAATACTTGCTTCACGCGGTACCTTTCTCCTCGCCATTCGATCTGATCGGATGTTCCCTGGTCACTGGTCGTAAACAGCTCCTTAGTAGCGTAGAAGCACATCAAGCCCGTTACTCGGTCACCCTCCGGTAGTTGATTCAACGTCTTAGCATCAGCGACGGTAATGACTCCGACCATCTTGATCGGTGCCTCTGAAGATAATGTACGGCCTGCTGTCCAGGAGTCTGATCTTCGATGTACCACATACGCCTGCGCAAAATCAGGGTCTGTGATCACTTCACTGACATCGATCATGTTCCGGTCATCCTTTCACTACATACGTGATCGCTTTACGGAGATCACCTGTATCTATCAGTGGTTTGTCACTGCCTTTTCTCTCTTCTGTAATTGGAGAGTTTGGCGGCCATCCGTTTGCTGGGTCGGTAAACCAACCTCTAGCAGCATTTTGTCCCAGTAGACCGGCCTTGTTCAACTCTGGTTCTGGATCCCCGCCGTCCAAGGCAACCTCTGAAACTTTCCGCAGCTGCTTGGCAATCACGTCCTTGTTATGCTCAATAGCAGGTTCAAGCACCGGGCGCGGCGGTGATTTCCAAAGTGGCGACCCGTGCGACTGAATCCACATTTGGTAAGCTTTACTGTATGGCATCTTGCCGCTTTCTACCTTTGGATTCATCTCGTCACGCATTTCCTTCTGACGGATACCGAGCGTGTGGGCATAAAGCAGTTGGGCATTGGTAATAGGCTCTCCCTGTGCTTCTGGTCGGTCGCTGCCTTCCGGGATGCCTACGTACACCTGCTTTTTCGCTAAGCTATCCACTATTTTCTTAAGATCATTTGTTTTATCGATCCTAGAAGTTACTTTTGCCAGTGCACTAAACATAGTCAGTCACCTCTAGTAGACGTACATTCCGCCTTTTCCTACTACCCGACCAATCGTCGCAAGCTGCTGCCCATACGTTGTAAGCTTCCACGATGCCCAGCCTTCCAAGTCTTGGGCCACCATGGAGTAATCTGTACTCACAGACACGTCTCCTGCTGACTTCGAGGTGATCAAGCCGCGTGCTCGACCTGCTTGCAAGACCCCAGCAGCTCCACTGTCAGGGTCGGCCGTGCCTTGTAAATACATCGTGCAGAAGTGAGCCACAAACCACCCCATCGCTACTTTCCAGTAGGAGCGCCAACGCGCCTCTTTGATGCATGCGTCCGCAAGATCGATGTACATTTGCACGATCGCTTGAGGGATTACATATTCCTGTCCGGTGTTTGGGCCGAATTGCGGGTAAATCTCGATGAAGTCATCAAACGTGAAAGCAGGGTTGCTTCCGGTCCTTACGTTGGACGCAACCCCTGTGATTCCTGCAGCGCTCATAGTTCCATCATTTGCGATCGACATGCACGCCCACCTGCTTTATTGTGATTGGTCAGCCTCAGCTGCGGCCTTCGCTGCCGCTTCCTTTTGGGCTTGCTCTTCCGCTTTTTTCTCCGCTGCACTCTTCGATTTAGCGCCAGTCTCAGCCGCTTTTTCATCGTGCTTGTTTTCAATTACAGTGACATCGCCAGTTTTGCTTGCAAGTTTGAACATCGCAGAGGCTGCCACCCAACCTGGTACGTCAGCGAAGTTTTGTGATTGGATGACCACCGCAGGTTCTTGGCCTGCAGGATGGTCGAACTGGAAAGATCTTTTCGAGAAGATACGCATAGTAGTGGTCCTCCTTAAATGCCGTCGCCATAGCGCGCGCATTGAGTATACAAGAACTTGACTTGCCCGATCTGTGCAGCGTAAGCCGTCAAATAGGCCATTTCCGTCACTTGCGACTGTGTCATGACGCGGCTCAATGGGACTGTCAGGTCAAAGTTCACTCGGTCTTCATCGTTGACGTATGCAACCATCCGATCCGTGCCACCAGTGCCCGCCCCTGTGCACCAGCGAGACGGGGCAATCGTGAGATCGATACCCTGGTTCTTGCCGATGTTGTTATCCAGCAGGAATTGCAGAATAGATACGTTACCGGCCTCACTCACTTTTGTTCCAACCAGGTATGCGTACTGTTGCGGCGGGATCAGAATATGGTTTGCCATCCCGGTCAGATCGTACTCAGATGCCGCCCAGGTATCCGTAATAATCGCATTAATGTCGGCCAGAATCTCATCAGGAGTCTTCTTGTTCCATTTGGATTGCCCAGATGCTCCGTTAACAACAGCAGCTGCCGTGATGTCCGGACTGTTAACGAGCCCGTACACTCCTGCTCGAGGCACGCCGTTGTAGACGATGTTGTCGATGGACTTGTTGTAGTTCAGGCGAATCCCTTTATCCAAGATGTCGTCCAGACTGCGTCCAATGTTTTGGAGCTTTTGCTGGTCCACGAACGGAACCTTCAAGATATTCGCAAAGTTGAACACCTTGTACACATCTTTGGTCGCATTTGCCTGCATGACCGGAATATCGTTGGTCTCGCCGCCGATAATGCCGTCATCATTTCCGCCGGTAGTAGCATAATCAACGAATTGGTTGGAAGTGAAATCTACCCATCCGCCACCGGTCTTGGACACGATGTCACGCATCCAAGTAACGCTGCTCAGTGGCTCCAGGAGGCGCGGATCACGCTTCTCCAGCTCCCCGACTAGGAAGGCCATGCCGGTGCCGATCGCAGCGTCATTCATCACCATGGATGGCCCCATCCCGTCAATTGTGTGCACTTTTCTTGCCATAGGTGCTTTCGGTGCATTCATGTATGTTCATCCCCCTCTTACGGATTGTTCCGCGACAGAATTGTGATCTCAGCAACTTTATTTGGATCAAGCTTGCCTGTTTTCCATTTAACCCCGGTGAGTTTAACAGTATTCGAGCCATCGGCTGCTGCTTCGAACCCGCCGATCACACCGGTTGGGATAGCGGCATTGGCCGCGACCCTTACGTATACATCCCCGCCTGCGGTAGGCGTTCCAACATTGCAGACAACGGTCACAGAGCCACGCTCGATTACGTCACACGTATGCCCAGGCGAATAGTAACCTTGGGAAGCAAAGTAGTCCGTGGTTTGCTTCACTTCACGGACGGCAACTCCGGCGAAAGTCGCTGCTGTGCCGTCAGCGCCAAACTTGGAAAAAGTGTTGTCTCCGTTCAAAACGACAGCCTCACCAAAATTGATAGGGTCAGTATCCGCTTCTTTAACCATTCGACTTGAAATAATGGCGTCAGCACTGCGGGAGACGGTTCCTGCATATCCGAGGTTTAGAGATTTCCCAATTACCTTTCCTGGCATTGTTCATCCATCCTTTCTTGCGCTCTTTAAGAGCGATCCTTGTAGTGGGGATTGTGCTTCTTCGCGATCTCTCGTCCGAGATTAGCGATTTGCTGTTGTCGATCAATCGCTTTGGTGTCCGCTGCCGGCTTCTTTGGCTTGATCGCTGCGTAAGTGTTTTTAGCTGGCCTGCTCTTGATACTAGCGATTGCAGCATCGGTTGCTCGTTTTCGTTCCGCTGGATCCGGAATCGCTGCGAGAATGGGCTTGATGGCACGCAAGGCCTGAATCTTATAGGCATTGTCACCGGTCAAAGCACTCTGCGGACGATCTTCTGGATCAGTCACAGGACCATCTTCGTCCATTTGCTCAACTGGTATCGTGTGGCTTTCCTCTTCGTCATCTGAAGCTGCTCCACTGTTTTCCTTTTCCAGTTCCGCGATAGCTGCGTCAATTGCATCCTCTGGACTTGCAGCAGGCTTATTGTTCTGAGCCAGCTGAGTAACAATTTCAGTAAGCTTAGCTACCTGTTCAGTAAGTGCTGCGACTGCAGGGTCCTGTGTGTCAGTCGCTGCCCCTTTGGCAGGCTCTGCCGGATCTTCGTCTTCGCCGCCTCTTTCCTCAACGAGTGCGTCAACCGCCTCTTTGATGTCTTCTGGCTCCGCGTCAGTAGCAAATTGCTTCAAGCCGATTGCCGCCAGCAAGTCAGTCACACGCGATTTTGTCTTTTTCGGTAATACAATCTTTTTCGCCATGCTTTTATCCCCTTTCGGATCGATTTTCTTCGAATCTTTTATTGCAACGCGGTCACCTGCCCGTCCACTTTTCACGACAGCGACATGGTTTCCACAGATTTGCACCTGTTGATATGTTCCGTCCTCGGCTACCAAGTACGCGCAATCATAGCCGCAAGAGACTTCACGCTTTCCGTCCCGGATCTCGTTGATCAGGGTTTGGTCATAGACAACCAGGTCAGCTAAAAGAAGATCCCCATCACTTCCTGAACCTGGTCTAACGTTCTGGACAACGCCCCTGGTGTATCGAGTAGCGTTGTCAGGTGAGACTGCCTCGTGCGGGTGCTCATCAGTCAGGACCTTTCCTTCAAAGCTGGCAATCGCCGCAGGGCTGAATACTTCCTCCGGGCTCCGGTACACCTTCACGATCTTTCCTCGCTGATCGTCTGCGCCGATTTCTTCCCCAAGATACTCATACCAGCCTGTCCGGGCAATGGGTACGTTGTGGCAAATTAGAAACCCCTCTGGAGTCTCTGTCATGTTTGGGCTGAACCGAGAACCGTAATATGCTCTCATGTATTCTTTTCACCTCCTCTCAATCAATAAAAAAGAAGCCGATTAATAGGCTTCAAATTCAAGCAATCTTTTGGAATTGTTTGCGCGTCATGCGCTGGATTCGCCCGCCGTAATACACCTTTGCAGGCCAAGTAAACTGGTCTAGATCAAGAACGGGCTCCGTATAGCACCTGCAGTTAAAGATCTCTCCAGCATGGTAATGGCCAAAGGCACGCTTCGCGCCATCCAGTTTCTCCGGACTCGGAGGATCGCTCCATTTCACGATTACGTCATCCATAAGCTTGTGTGAGTCACGGACGCGGGCATCCTCGCTTGTACGCCATATGTACCAATCGGCCCCTACATATTCGCAGCGAGCCTGAGTAAGCGCAGTAGAGGTTTTGCTGACCTCCGTCCTGGCAATCACGTTTGCCTTTGCTTTTGAAGCCTCCGGAAAAAATACCTTGATCTGTTCTGCGATCTCGCTTGCTCGTGTACCCTTCATAGCCTCGCGCAAGACATGCTCATTTACCTGCTTTGCCACGTCGAGCGGAAGCGACTTGATAATTGCTGCATTCCTTTCGGCTTGAAGTCGGATAGACCGGCCGATCGGTCCTCGCATTTCCTCTTGCATGGCCTCAAATATGAGTCGCCCCATGCTGTTACGTTTTGCAGCCTGCCTCCAGGTACGACCCGCGTCAGTAAACAGGTGGGTAACCATTTTCAAAGCTTCAGCTTCTGCGTACTCAATGAATCGTGGATCATAGGTATAATCCCTGATTCTACTAATCATTTCGGAGACGTCTTCTAATCCGGTCAAGGACTCTCCTAAATTTCGTAACACCTCTTGAATCGCTTTGCGATAAGCTTGCTCGATTCGTCTCTTCGGAGCCCAGAGTGATCTCGCTTTCGCCATATCCTAATCCACCACCAAACCCTAATTCACCTTGATGGGTGTTGTTGACAGCTTCTTCGATGTCTGCGTCAGTGATATTACTAAACATCCCTGTCGAATCGGAGAGCTGCTTCAATTCTTTCAAAGCGACCTTTTGGGTGATAAGGCCCGCATTGTACACTTCCAAAATCGACTGTGTTTTCTTTTCAGCAAGATCGGCTACTTCTTTGTCATCAGGAGTGCGGATCGGGTTAAAGGTATAGTCCAGGTCATCGGGTATTGCCCCGAACTCCGACATGCACATAACAGGCAACAGCTTATCGATCACTAGGCCTAGCACGGACTCTTGCTGCTGCTGGACAACTTCATAGTAGTTCTGCATGTCTGATTCACCAGTCGCATTCATGCCCGCAGGTGCCCTACCGAATAGCTTCGTGACCGGAATCTGACTCGCCCCCGCGATATCCAGCATGAAACTCTCGTAAATATCGTTCAGACCTGAGAACGTGTACTGGTGTGTTTGAAATTCATCGTTTTTGCCAATCAAGTGCAGTCCCATATTGGACATAAGCCAGTTCTGCGCCTGGAGAGTATTGTAAATATCCGTTTGCATGCGCTGGTCTCCGATTGCCAGCATTTCCCCCAGGTCTTCGCTCTTCATCACACGGAGATTGGCTAGGAAAATGAGCTGGGCAATATTCCAGGATGTATTATCCCGTTTTTTCAGCTCATCAAACACGACCTCAACTTCGGAAGCTCCCCAATAGGTCTCTGCGAGCTTCTCCAAGTAAGGCATCTCGCGTCCAGTGAAGCGGACAATACGGCTGTGGTGAACTAGCATCGTCTGGCCCCCGTCAAGGGTAACCTGATAGGACTCAGGTAGCCCAAACTCAGGGTCATCGATGTCGTCCACCAATTCAGCGCTGGGATATACACCGGACCAGCGATCCAGAATGATCAAGCCCTTAAATGCACCTGGCATGATCATATCGAAGTCCAAAGCCTGATGAAGAATATCATCGTGCCCCTCAATCATGATCAGCCCAACAGCCCCGCCGTAAAGCCTTCCCCATTTCAATCCCTCGAGGATCTTTTGCCTAACCCTACGGACACGCCATACCTTGTCTAGCTTCCGGATCTCATCTGGAGGCAGCTGTGTCGAAATTGTGATCCAGTTCCGAGTCATGTCCTCCGGTATCGTGTCAATGATCTTTCTGACGATCCAGTGGCTTCGATACAGACTGTTCATGAGTTGATAGTTCTGAGTAAGGCGGGTCAACGGATACTCGGTGCCTTCCATGAGGTTGGGTGTGCCATGCCCCAGCCGTGCGAGAACGTTCTGAAAGGCATCCGTCGTCAGTCCACGAGGCAACTTGGGCTCTGGTGTCTCTTGTTTGTGTTTAGCAGGAGGTTGTCTCGAGTCCTTTCCAAATTTGCGACTACGTTTGCTCACTTGTCATCCTCCTTCCTTTTAGCCCTCGAGCCTTCTCGGCTTAACGATCGTCTTCACAAAATACCGGCAAGCATCCATACAGTGATCCGCATGTTTCAGCGGTTGTTCTACACCTCTTAGCACCGCCTTCTCATCCCAGACATACCCGGCAATCTCTTTGAGGAAATTGGGGCATTTTTCGCGGTGCACACGCAATTTGCGCTTCGCGATCATCGTGGACATCATCCGAATCCCTTCCAGGACTTCGTTATCGGCGTCCTTAATCCGCAGACCTCTACGTCGCATCGTCGTCTTAAAACTAGCTGCAGATGGGTCCACTATCACAGACATGGGGTAGTCGTCGCCGATGAACTTTTCGAGGTCATCTGCGTATTCAGCATTTTCCTTTTGCCGTCCTGTTGCTCGTCCATCGTAATAATACTCATCCAAAATCCATACCGTGTCTCCATCGTCCCAGCAATCTAAATACACCATCGCATTTTGCGTCCCTACGTCAATGGCTATGTATCGTTGAGCCAGGCTTTTGAAACCAGGTATAAGGTCACTGTCGTCGAATGTGTTTAAATCCTTGTCCCACATATCGTAAATTGCGCCTTGTGCGACAACCCACTTGCCCTCGATCATGCGTAAATACCAAAACCCAGTGTAGGCACTACGGATGAATGTTTTGTACTCTTCGTCCAGGTTCGGATTGTCATCCAGCTCAAAGTGATACACCTTGATCATGCCACTTTTGAGCTTTTTCTCATCCGTGATGTACTCGGTGTAGAGATAATGGTAAGGGTGATCTGGGTTTGTCGTGCCGTAGAGCTTCGCGCCTTTGACCGACAACCTGTTGAGCAGCTGCTTGAAAAACTTCTCCGGCATCAACGTTAGCTCGTCACAGTAAGCTCCGGCCAATGTCTTACCACGAAGGTACTTCTCTGATCCCTCGTCCTTGGCCCCGATGACTTTGATCTTTCGGCCAAACATCTGAATGAGTCCGGTTTGGTGATTGTATTTATAGCTGTCAGTTCCGACGGTGTCGAACAAATCTTGCAAGACGTTATCATAGATCGTCTCTTTCGATATGCCAGTAATGACTAATAAGCCTTTAGGTCCGTGCTTGATATAATTTATCCACTTTGGGATCATACCTACAGTTTTGCCACTGCGGACTGAACCTTCAAGAATATTGATCCTTGCGTCTTTTTCGATCGGATTTAAAATGAACCTCGTGATTTTTTCGCCGAATAGTTGGAACTCCATCACGTATCACCTTGAATCGCTGCCGCGCTTTTTGCAATGACTTCCGCGAGCTGATCCAGCCCACTTTGTCCACCCTCCCCCGCAGGGTTATCGAGTGCTTTGACCTCAGCTTTCAGCTTCTGGATCCGCAGTTGCTGCTCCTCATCTGCAAACCCTAACCTACACATCTCCTCGTATTGACGAATCATTGATGTTAGAGTAGCCATGGCCCGGGCCTGCGCCTGAAGAAACGAAGCCTGTTTGTCCCAAGCATGCTGCAGCTCATACTCATCTTCCCAGCCAGTGTCAGTACGCTTCTCACGCTTTAACACTTTTGTTTCGTCATCCTGATCGCGGACAAACATGATCTTTTGGGCCCGGACGATCGAGGTAACTTTGATTTGGATTGCCTCAAAAAGCAAATCGAGGGGATTGACCTGGCCTACGTTGTCGTAGATTTCCCTCGTTTCTTCGTCGTCCGGAAGAAACTTTCGAAACAAGCCGTGCTTCACAGCATTGGAGTTTCCTCTAGGAGCCGCACCGCCGCTGTTTCCCTTGGCGTATTGATTTCCCTTTGGGGCCCCTTTGCCCCGTTGAGGCTTCGTCTCCTCTGGCTCGTGACCAACAGTTACGTGACCATTCGAATCATCGGTTACGTGACTATTCGCATTGGTTACGTAACCATTCGTCAAGCCGTCCCAGTTGTCAGCCTTTTTCCACTTACGGATTAAGGCATCGGAAACACCTAAAGAGGTCGCGATGTCTTTCAGCATCCGTGTGCCGCCACTCTCACTCCACAGTTGAAAAGCCTTTTCCCGATTGGGGCTGCGTTCTCTTGCCATTACATGTCACCTCACCGCCTTCTGGCCTGGTAAATGGGCTTGTCTTTCGGTGCATACGATATGCATAAGCCCTCAAAACCGGTTAACATAATACTCGCTATCGGACTCAGACGAAAAATACAAAAACCCCCGAAAACATTGAGTTTACAAGGGTTCAGAAACGTACATTCGATTTTTATCACTCATGCATTTTTATGCAAGGTTGATTTATCAACGTTTTTCGTTATTTCCCGTTAGGAAAAGTGCATAAAACTCTGCATAAAAGACCGCCAGTTTTTGCGTTGCAGACTAGAGTTTGTTTTGCGCTGTTCAGTAGTTGCCAGCATCGGTGGAGACACATGCTCTCTACAACCGCGTCTAGTCCTGATTGATGAGAATGATCGCTGGCCCTTGTACCTCTCGTTCATTGCTGCCAGCGGTAATTTTCATTATGGCGTATGGCTCCAACGTAATCGCAGATACATCCTCACGCCGCATTAGTTCTTCCGTCAAGTATTTCGTGCTGATATCTGTAAGCGTGCTCCCCAGTTGCTGACTCATATTACCACTCCTTTTTTCTGGTAGCTTAACCATTTTGCCGCACTTGTATCATACAAAAACCACCTGAGCGATCAGGTGGCTTGTCCGTTTTTCTTCACGCTATCATCGTAACACGTCTTTTGCAACAGCGCGGTGTACTCTTGGTGTACTCTTGGTTCTGCTGCTTATCCTTTTGATCCAGTCGTAAGAATAACCTAGATCAGCTGCTATCTCAGCCAGGGTCTTTCCTTCCACGTCACGCATATACCGCACCTTATACTCCAGCCCATCAAACTCATTCATGCGTTCCTCGATTGACTTTCTGGTTTTCTCTTTCTCCTCAAGAATCGTGCTGTATGCCTCTACCTGGTCGCATATGACTTCCATGCGATCGAGACAAACATTCAACGGGACGGAGACTTTCCTGCTGGAGCTAAAGCATGCGTGGTACCAGAACTTATACTCCCGTTCCAGGTCGTTGATGCGTATTTCGAAAATGTCGATCTCCTTGCAAAGATCGTGATAGGACTGGATGGTCTCCATGTATTCACCGTCCCTTGTTATCTAGATCGTTCTCAAAAGTAAAGTTAAATTAAGCTGATCCTTCGTTCGCTTGATGCTCTAAGCGGATTTCAATCCAGTCATCATCGATGATTACCTGATCAGTATGCTTTTGGGCAGTCTCTTCGCTGATCAACACTGGTACTTCATTGTCGTATTCCACTTCTACATCAGCAGAATCGATGATTTTGAACGCTTTATCTTCAAACCAGTCTTTCATGAAATCCTCGTCTGCCGCCTGTTCAGGAGTAACCATCCCCATCAGATCATTGCAACGTACAGTAAATGTCACGGTGCCTTGCACCAATACCCGATCTACTTTTACCCCTGCCATATTACATACCCCTTTCATTTATCAAATCGATTGTTGTGTGTCTATCACGTCATCAGAAACCTTTTCGCATACCGCAGCTGCTGCTCGATATACGGATCGTCTTCACTCCCGCCGCTTGCAAGCCAATCACCAATGCGTCGATAGATGTCGTCCAGGACTTCTCGAGGTAGTTGTGGCGCTATAGCGACTATTTGATCCATCGGTGACACTTCAACCCCTCCTCGCAATTACCGTTTTTTATTTCAAAGCAATTCTTTCAGTAACGCCCGAATCAGTTCGGCTGAATTGTCTGAGTTAGATTTTTCTTCTCCGTTTTGGATATACTGATCAACAGGTGAATTTATCTTTTGCGTCAGCTGAGTGAGGATCTCATGGATCCCGTTCAGCTGTTTTTTTGTTTCAGCCTGTTCAGCGGCCACTTCATTCAGCTTCGTCATGACCTGCTCCAGCGTAACGCCTGCAGGAACAACAGGGGCTTTCGTTCCCTTACTCGCCCCACTGTCCCCCGCAATCCCCCAGGCATCTTTCAATCGCTTCAACGCTCTCCAGTTGGATATCCCATATTCCTTACGAATATGCGAATCGATCATGCCTTGCTTGACCAATTTCAGATAGACATCTTTTGTCAAATCCCTTTTGCTTTTTGTAGCAGCACCCATTGATTTCTTATCCCCTTCCAAGAGCTTTGCCATTTCCACCGGTGAAAGCTTGTAGGTAATGACTTCGCTCGGCATCGTGTCCTCTTCGTTGTGCCCAAACCGGATATCCCCACGGCTACTAGATCGTCCGAAAAATCTCGCTTTGGTAACCATTGGCTTAATCAGCACAATGATGCTGTAGCATTTTTCAACTTTCGGATTTTCCGCGAAACGTGAACCTGACTGATCCCCAATTTCGAGCCAATTTCCTTCTGGGTGTACCCCTGCAAAGCAAGCATGGTGATGTCTGGATCCTGGCGCATCAGCTCTGAGAACAACAATTTAGCTTCGACCTCTTCTTCCACCGAATCAAAGTTTGCTAGCAGATCTGCCAGTGATCCTTCTTCCTCATCGCCAGTCCCATCCATTGAAAAGACATCACCGGATCTCTTCACTGCCTTTTGGGTGCGAATCATTCTCCTAAGCTCATTTTCGATAAAGTGCCCTGCATAAGTTGTGAATTTAATGCCAAAGGACGGATCGAACTTTTTTGCTGCTTTGACAAGTCCAATGCATCCAACCTGATAAAGGTCATCATAATCAAACCCGGCTGGTGGGTAATAATTTTTCAGTATGTGATGGACGAATGGCAATGTGTTCCGAACCAACGCATCAACATCGTTGTTCAATGCAGTGTTCATCCGTTTAGCCCCTTTCCCTCATGTTTTCATACACTCCTTCAAGCCATTCAACGAGCATGAGCATTTGCTTTATAGCCAGCTGATGGTTCTGATACTTCTGACATAGCTTACCGCTCGAATCAGCCACCCAAGCCCAGAACTGCTCACTGTGCATCCCGTACTGAGCTGCTATTTGATTGGCCTGATGGATCCACCCAAGGACATCGTCGAAAAAGGCTTTGTAGTTCATAGGCTATACCTCTTCGATCTTGATATAGATTCCTGGGAGCCTAGCCCAAAACTTTTCAGCGATCAGGCTGACTACCATCGCGTCATCCTTCCAAAATCTCAGGTCCGTCATGCAGTCAAACAATAGTTTCTGGCTATTGTCGATATCGGGCTTCGTGTGCTTGTACTCGCCGTCACCATGCTTTCCTGTGATCGGGAAGCACCACTTCACAATCAACCGAACAGGCCGGGAATATGTACGCTGCGGCACGTTCTGACCCAGGTGAGCCATCAACATCGCCCTGGCTGCTTTCAGTTCGGCAGGCTCATAGAACACTGGTTTGTCATTTATGACTGTGACCTGTTTTTGCTGATGAGTGACGGTCGGCACTTTTTTCATTGGCATGAAAAATTCAGTTGTCATCATTTCCTCCTAGTGCCTGCAAACTAGGCAATCATCCCATGTGACATCGTGAGGGCAGATGTTGTCGTAATCAACCCCGCGCCATTTACCCGTAGATGGGTCGTAGACTATTTCTCCTGATTGCTTAAATTGATCCCAAAGGAATTCTAAAATTGACGGCTGTTGAATCAACCATTGAACGATTTCACTTTTTCTGACGTCATACTCTTCTCCAGGCAGCTTATGATAACTGGGAGGAAGGTTCCTACCTACATCCAACTTCTTACTCCTCTTAGCAAAGAGATTTGCCATCGCCTAGTCCCCCTTCCTATTAACTTCCATTTTTTTACTCTTGTCGTCCGCGGCATAAATAATTTAGGGGAAGGGGGAGTGGCGCTTGCGACACGCCACTCCCTATTCCTATTATTATTTAATAATAAGGTTCCCCGCCGCTGTGTTGCGGGCACCATGACGTATCAAATCCCCGCAACATTGCAATGACCATGATTTTTCAAATTCCGCAGTGTTGCAATGACCATGAATTGATGTTTTCCCCGCAACATTGCGGAATTTGTTTTTGCGGGGTTTTACTGGTCGTCGCCGTCCTCTTTTTTAACAATGACACCCTTGTTTTTGTCGATCCGATACCCGTATTTTGTAATCCAGTCCCGAATTGTTCGTTCGGCAATCGGTTTTCCAGTAGAAGAGAACCAATCTTGGAGGTCCTTGACTGATGGAGGCTCCCCCATATTGCAGTTGTTCACCGCGTCCTCGAACTCCTCAGCTTTGCTTCGACGATCCTTCTTGGCTGAATCTTTCCGCTTGTTCGTCGCCTTCTTCCACGCTGGAGCATCGCCCTCTGGCTCGATGTCCTTGAGGCTACCTACATCGTCTACGCGGTGGATTGGATACTGAAACCACATATTGACTGGCTCGAATTTTGGATACTCCCGCAGCGTGCCCTCCACCCGCCAAGCTGAGCGGATACGGACACTCTGAATTGCCTTTTTGATTTCTTCCTGGGCGGTTGCCAGCTGACCGAGGATCGCCCGTTTTGCATGGTCCTCCATCGCGCTGGCACTCAGCAGATCATCTTGTGATACATGGGTGTCCAGATAGTCTGGATTGAATTTTTGGAAGAACCACTGATAGATAGCGCATGTTTCCTTGTTTTCCTCTTGTTTCAGCAAAGCTTCGGTTATATCCAGCTCCACGAGGTCAATCAGCGCGTCAGGGTCGCGTGCGAATACGCCGCTGCCGCTGGCCCGGTCCATTGACTTCTTGCCGCCCTGTGATCCCTTACTGTGATGGTGGCAATAGATCACGCTGGCTCCCAACTCCGTGGCAATTTTATCGAACTGGTTGGTGAAATGGGCCATTTGATCGGCGCTGTTCTCGTCACCCGTCAGGACCTTGTAGATTGGGTCGATTATGACGGCTATATACCCTTTCTTGGCCGCGCGCCGGATCAACTTTGGTGCCAGCTTGTCCATCGGTACGGACTTCCCACGCAGGTTCCAAATATCAATCATTCCTATGTTCCGCGGCTGGAGCCCCAGTGCCATGTACACGTCTCGGAAACGATGGAGGCAGCTCGCTCGGTCCAACTCGAGGTTAACGTACAGGACCTTCCCCTGCGTGCATTGCCAGCCCATCCACTTGTCACCTTCAGCCAAGGCGATGGAGAGCTCAATCAGCGCGAACGACTTACCAGCCTTCGAAGGCCCGGCCATAAGCATCTTGTGACCCTGCCGCAGCACACCGTGAATCAATGGCGGCGCCAGAACCGGCATGTTCTCCCAAAAGTCCGTCAGGCTCTCTGGGTCCGGCAGATCGTCGTTGATGCCCTCAATCCATTCATTCCATTCGGCCCAACTGCTTTTCCCGATATTCGTATCAACAATGAATTGCTTTTTCCCATTCCGCTCAATACCCGGCATGCGTGAAAGCCGCGATGGATTCCGGTTTTGGTTGTCGATGTTCAGCCCGTTCTTTTTGCAGACGTTATAGAGGTAGTCCACTCGTTTGCGGTATTCGTCGTAGTTGGCCGCATCGATCCGCACAATAGCGTGGAGACTCTTGCCACCGCTGTACACCATGACGGCGATCGGCAACTCCAACTCACGCATGATGGCATTTTGCTTCTCGATGTCCATCGTGTCTGACTCCACGAGAGCGTAGCGGAACTCGGTCACATTTTCATTCTTGACGCCTTTGCCGTCCAGCGGGTTAAAGCGGATCCAAGCCCCTGCCGCAGGATCATAGTCTCCCAAGACTGCGCCTATATCACCGTTGCATTGGTTAAGCAGCTGGATTAGCTCGCCTGCAGTCCGATCCCATGCCCCTTTGGTGGGCAAATACTTACCTTCATCGTTTTGCCATGTGTCTGTCACATAGCCTACGTTTTCGGATGCTTCAAACAGCGTCTCCAGGTAAGTGGTCAGCTGCTGAACCGGGTTCCAGGCAGCTGGCTCGTGGATTTCCTTGCCTTCGATCCAGTTCTTGTCGACAACCACATACTCTCCGGCAGCAATCTCATCGTCCCAGCCAAGTTCCCGATCCTCACGATCCGAAAAACGCGGAACCCATCCGTTGTCCTTTGCCATTTGCGTGATGGTGGCTCCCGTTACCGGCGTGCCAGAACCTTCAAATGTCGTCCATTTCTTGAAGCACTCGCCCGGATGGTACCTGGCCCCGTCGCGCTTGCTCCATTCATCCCAGTCACTGGCTGTATATCCTTCATATTTCAGCGCCATGCCGACGTTAACCCATTCCTGATAGGTAAGGTAGGCTGGGTCGATGTAAGACAGCAGCGCAACGAGATCCAGTTTGTGTTCCATCGATTTCAACTCACTTTCTGATTTGTTGCATTTCTTTTACCAATCTGAGTCTTGATTCGAATACCAACCTAGCCGATTTGTAATCCTTTCCGATAACGCCAATTTCACATGAACACCTACATAAGGCATACTTGTCTTTGTCTTCTCGATAAAGGCTGATGTAATGGACACTTCTATCGCCATCAGAATCGATGTATTCAACGATATCGCCTGGATTGAATTTCATAAGAATTCTCCTTGTCACCCGTAATGTTTTGATAATTACTCTTTCATTTCGAGAACTGCCGCGACTTCGGAACATACGATAAATCCTCTCAAATGCCCGTTGTCATCTGTGATAGAGAGCGTAGCACCCTCTTTTGTTGACATGTTGCGAAAAAACTCATCCACTGTCGCCGTTCCCTCATTTATGACCTTGTAGCCGCTTTTCAAAATGATCGTTACAGCCATCTACTCGCTCCCTTTACAAATCGATTGTTTTGTTAATCAATTCTCTCCCAAACAACTTGGATGGTGTTCCACATCCACTCTTCAAATGCTTCCTGAACCACTTTCTCTTGCTTTTCTGGTGACAGGCCATCCAACTCCACGTCGTCAATTTCAACGATTTCCTCCTGCTTACTGCCAACAAGACCCGTTGACACCGAAAACAAGAATTTCGCCATAAAAATCGCCTCCTACTTTACAAATCGTGTGTTGTGTGACACGTTTATCGCTTTCCCTTTCCCCAACATTTCATGATGGGTTCCACTCTTATGGAAGCGTATGGAACTGGTTCATAATAAGGCGGTTCGTAATAATCACCCTCTTGGATCAATTCGTCCTCTCCTTGTTCCATATAACCCCGCAAATGTTCCATACCTTCTCGATAAAAGGAACCTATCGAATAATATCCGCGCTTTGTGCCGTCGCACCAGTAATGACCGCCCCAACCGTCCTCTGATATATGTCTCAACTGACCCACCCCCATTTATCTAAATTACCGTTTTGCTACGCAACCCAATGATAGACAAGCGCCCCCAGCCCAACTACAGCTGCAGCACCAATCCCGACGACTGTCCAAACAAGAATGACCGCTCCGTTTACACCCGCAGAGTACAATTTGATGCCCCCTTCTCCTAAAGTGCTGTTTGATTATGTCTAAATTGATATTGCCAATCCGCAATAAGATTTTTGGATTCTTTGCCGATTGAATATAAAGTCGGCATTTGAATGAACTTTTCTTCAGATTCAAAGAAGCTCTTGTCTTTACCAAATACAGTGTAGTGCACAGGGATGTCCCCTTCGCCTCCGAGCTTATAAGCCTTTTCCTTGGTGTATAGTCCTGCTCGTTGTAGGATTGCAGTGTACCCGCCGCCGTTCGTCCCCCAGAACAGATGAACATCGCCACCGAACAGCATATCTTTGTGTCTTGTAGTTAAGATCAAATACTCTTTTTCCTCCACGATAACCCCTCCATTTTTGCTTAATAACTATTTTGTTAAAACGTGATCATCGTACTTGGAATCTTCTCTTTCCAAATCCTCGATCTTTTTGCCTTCTGCAATCTCAGCGCATGGATCGCAAATGTCAGTGTAGAAACTTTTATAATGATCAAATGACTTTCCGCAATTTACGCAAATACTCATGTCCGTTCCTCCTATTCTCTTTACACATTTTGTTAAATAAAACACACGTTCTCTGACAAACAGTTGTCATGATTAAAATGCTATTATATTTAGAAACTACTATCTTGTTAGGAGTGAATATCCGTGTTCATGACCTTATATCTTTGTCAGGTTTGTAAAAAACACTTTGCCATTGAAGGTGCCGATTATCACACAACCAATTACTGTCCTGGTTGCCCATTCTGTGAATCTAGTGACGATGTATTAGAAAAATCAATTGGTACACTTGCCGTACTTCATGAATTGCACCAGGATGAAGTGGAGTGATAATTAGGCATCCACATCGCCCTCAGAGCATCCCTCTCCATCTGGATCAGGGATGTTTTTGGCGCATCTATCGCACCAATAATCCCCGTGATGATACATTTCAAATCTGACTCCGCAACAAGCACAATTGTTAAAAATCCTCACTAAACCTTCCATTGTCCCACTCCTTACTGTGTCAAACGAAACCTGTCTCTATTAAGTCCATAAGCCCCACGCCTCGGATGAGCAATCATAATAGTCTCGTGGTTTATAGCTAAGATGTCGTATACTGCTCCGACATCTAGCAGCCACTCATAGCCAGCATTATCAGTACACTTCGCTTTTATTTTGATCACTGCATTCAACAACCTTTCCAGGCATGACGTTCGCTAAATCCAGATCGGGTTTCACAAAATTTCTTAATTGCTCAAACGCTGCGTCAGCTTGTTTTGCAGATTTTAAGTGTTCGATAGCGTCCACCCCACTAAACCAAGTGAAGAAACACTCTCCCTTGTAGTACCATTTCGTGATAACACTGCCGATTGGCTTCCAGTAAGCGCCGGCATTTTCCCACTTTATCGTGAGCTTTCTATATTCCAGAGCAGCTTCATTATGCTTCGCTTCCTCTGACTTATTAGCTAATAATTTTCGTTCGTGATCATCGATTAGTCTTCGAAGTTTCGAAATGCGATCCTCACGAAAATCAGCACATGGGTTGTTCTCGAGATATCCAAGGTACAATTTCATCTCGTCATAGTCCAGCAACCCCTGGACATACTTCCCTTGTAAATCTTTTATATCTGGCATATAGAACGCCCCATTTAACATAATTGAGCGTTTGTATCCTATATGGTTACTCCCCACGGTACTCCTTCGGATTTACACCAGTCGGCACGCGCCATCCATTAGCTGCGATGCGATCAATCAGACGTTTTGCATTTTCAAACGACCAAGTTCCGACGTGATCAAATCCGTACTTTTCTAAGAGACGAATCTGCTTCGGAGTGGTCAGCCCTTCTTCTCGACGCTTGTCCAGCCTTTCCAGAAGCTTCGTAGCTTTACCAGCATTGTCGATTTCATCAGGAAGAATGCCGAGCTTTTCGAGCGTTTTGATCTGTTTATCACTTGGTGGTGCCATCTCCCATCCAAACGAGGGCACATAGCCCGCCAGATCCTCCGCCTGGATACTCATTTCAAATTGCAGCGGATCGACCAGAGCGCGTTTACGTTTCTTCATTTCAGCAAGCTGTTTGGCCAGTGCTTCCTCACGCTGTGCGATCACGTCTTCCGCCGCCTGCTTCTCGACAGCTTCGAGGTCCAGCGGGATACCAGCCTCCTCGATCTGCTTGGTCATAGCCTTGGCGATTTCCTCGTTCTCGGCAATCAGATGCGCGGGATGGCAAAGCTCGTGCCGTTCGGTATGCCACAAGAAATCTAGCAATAGCAATTCAGTTTTTCCGGGATGAAGCCGGGTACCACGCCCGACCATCTGACTGTACAAACTGCGAACCTTCGTAGGCCGCAGGACAACTACGCAATCCACGCTAGGGCAGTCCCAGCCCTCCGTGAGCAACATCGAGTTGCAAAGGACATTGTATTTGCCCTTGTCGAAGTCTTCCAAAATCTGTGCTCGGTCCTGCGACTCGCCGTTTACCTCTGCTGCTCTAAATCCATAAGAATTCAAAATGTTCGTGAATTTCTGACTGGTTTTTACCAGAGGCAAAAATACAACGATCTTCCTATCTTGAGCAACACGCCACATTTCTGCTGCGATCGATTCAAGGTACGGATCCAAAGCGGTACCCAGGTCGCTATTTTTGAAATCGCCCGCCTGCTGTCCAACTGCTGACAAGTCCAGCTGCAGAGGGATGGTCAGGGCTTTGATCGGACTGAGATAGCCTTCTTTGATCGCTTTTGGCAACGTATACTCAAAAGCCAGGCTTTCAAAATAGGAGCCGAGATTCCGCATGTCGCCGCGGTCCGGCGTGGCCGTCACACCCAGGACGTTAGCTGATTTAAAATATTGCAGCACGCGCTGGTAGCCATCGGATATGCAATGGTGCGCCTCGTCGATGATGATCGTGTCAAAATGGTCAGGTGTAAATTGCTCAAGGCGCTTCGGCCGCTGCAAAGTTTGTACGCTGCCCACGACAACGCGATACCAACTACCGATCGATGTTTGTTCCGCCTTCTCAGTTGCGCACCCGAGTCCTGTCGACTTGGCGAGCTTATCGGCCGCCTGATCCAGTAGCTCACCTCGGTGGGCAAGGACGAGCAAACGCTCGCCCAGCCTTACCCGATCTTCGATAACCTTTGAAAAAACGATTGTTTTTCCGCATCCAGTCGGTAGGACCAGGAGCGTCTTTTTCACGCCACTTTTCCATTCGTTCTGAATAGAGTCCCGCGCGGCTTGCTGGTATGGTCTAAGCTCCATGTTCTCCTCCTAAAACTGGCCCGGAGTGAATCCGCCGCCTTGCTGTTGTCCGCCCGTTGGAAACGGGGCTTGATACTGCTGTTGTTGTTGCTGCTGATATGCCTGTTGCTGCGGTTGCTGAAAGCTTTGCTGTGGCTGTTGGTTATATTGTGAAGCCTGATTGTATTGCGGCTGTTGCTGCTGTACAGGCAGGTCATCGTAAGGATAGAAGTTTTTGACTTGGTTGTTCGAACGGTCCTCACCGTTATGCTTGTAGTTCCGCACTTCCAGCTTCAAACGCCCTTTACGACCCAGGACGGCCGCCCAGTTCATTCTCAAAGGCTCACCTTTTTTCTTCAATCCAATGCCCGCAAAGAAGTTGGACAGCAGTCCTTCCGTCTTACTGTGCAGGAACAAGTTATGGAAAACCACGATGTCGCCATGCTCCGGTGAGTGAACAGTGATCTCCAACTTCGCCTGGTTGCAAGGTGGCATTTTGTCGCTTCCGGCGAATCGAGCACGTTCAAATTTTGTGACTGTAAAATTGTAGTCACCGGCAGGGAGTAGTACGAACCCCCCGCCACCATCCTTTTGAATCTCGTCATCCCAACCCAGTTCTCTCTCCATTTGGCTCATGTGTAATTCCTCCCGTTGTTAAAATGGCATATCGTTTCTTACTTGTTGGACCATTGCGAAAACCTGCTGCCAAGCCCCTACCAGCACACCTTCAACAAATCCTTGATCATAGTTGGTGATCGGCGTATCCATGGGGTAGTAGCCCTTTTTGCTTACCACGATCTGAATCTCATTTTCCGACACCTGATGCTGTACCATCAGATCCCGCAACGAGGCCGGAATACCATTCGGAATGTGCGGTTTCAACGCTTCTTCGGCAGAAGTTTGTTGTTCCTGAGCTAGCTGCTGCCCCCCGGTCATCTGTCCCCACGCTTCCTGTGCAGGCTGTGCGGGCGGATCGATTGCTGGAGGAGCTGCTGCAGGTGTTATTGAGGCAGGCTGCGCTTTTGTAGAACCATTGAAGATATGAGCGACATGGGCATAATCCAGCGGAAACTCATCTGGCAAACCATGACGGTTTTTTGCATCCCACGCGGGATGATGAGTAGCGTACACCGTGCGCACGCCGCCTTGCCCTTTGTGCTTGGTACCTTTAGCGTCAGCAGCTACCGAGAAGGTTTTATAATTGATGAACAGGACCATATCTGCCCATTCCTTCACCAGTGGTGCAGTCTGCGAGCTGGTCTTTTTTCCAAGCTTGAGCTGATAACGGTCATAAGCCCCCATTTCATCGGGTTGCTCGAATTTCACTATCTGAGCATGCGCAACCAGGACGACATGGATCCCGACTTCGATGACATCGCTGAGCAGGTTAAGGAAACGCCCAAATTCTTCCTTGGTGTAGACATAGCCGTTACCGTATCCGAAATCTTCGATTCCCTTCTTGCCATGTTGCGCGCATACACTCTCCACGCACAGCATTTCTGCCCAGTCAATGGTGTCAATGACAAGTGTTCCAAAGCGGCCAACTTGTTGCTTCACCCATTCCACTTGTTGTTTGAGCATTGTCCAGCTCGTGGGCTTAGGCAGCCGATCGACGTTCATTTCCGTGGTCGACCCCTCGGTATCGATGAAAACGGGCCGTGGGAACTGCCCGGCTAGAGAGGACTTGCCGATCCCCTCAGGGCCGTATAGAACAACCTTTTTAGCCTTTTCTACCTTACCGCTGATGACTTGCATTAAAATTCACCTGCTTTCCGTTTATTGCTTGCTTGTATGACTGAATCAACCCAGCGACAATTCCAAGGGGCATAAGGTCCGTTGACGTCGATTCTATCTATGGTGCATTCCCCGCGCGCCGCGTCAGGATCATAGCCGGATGCTAATGCCCATTTTCGGAAAGCTGCATAGTCGCCCTTCCATTCGTCGCAAACGTAGATGCCCCGACCGCCGTATGCGTAATACCGGTTGTGCGTGGGATAATAGCACCTGTCTATCATCCCGCGCCAAACACGATACAAACGACCTTTGCTTCCGCCATGTGTTTTTTTAGGCGGAGACTCAATCAAATGAGCGAGTCTTGAACAACCGCAAGATTTTGATGATCCAGATCGAAGGCTACCCGAAAGCGACAACGTTTCTTTTCCGCAGTCACACTTGCAGCGCCACAGAGCCATTCGGTTTCTGGTTCCGGCCCGTTGAATAACTGTGAGTTGACCAAATCGTTGACCAGTTAAATCGATTAACGCTCCCATCAAAACTCCCCGGCCTTCCAAGTCGGACCAGCATCAATCTCCCCAGACGGTTGTTGAAGAGTGACTTTCTCTTCACCCACCACATATCCATCGCTAATGATCACAGAACACTCTTCTCCTGTACTGACACGTGTCGCAATGGCCTGCAGCCCTTCCTGCTCCAGCCACTGACCAAATTCATTCAGCGTCGCTAGATCCATTTGCTCGAGCTTGTCCAACAAGATAAATCCGCATTCTGGCTTGAGGCGTCGCACGATGGACGTTGCAACTATCAATTGGTCGGATCCGCTCATGTTGTCCCACTTCTGGCCGTTATAAATCAACTCACCCTGTTCGACAGACAAGCCCGGTAGAGGTAAATTTGCATTCGTGAGAAGGGCTGTTTTCTGCTGTCGTATCACTGCAATCTCGGCCGAAAGCGCTTCGTACTGTACGCGGTACTCGTTGGCATCTGTTTCAGCCTTGTCCTTATCAAGATTCGCCCGTACCTTACGGTTGATCTCATCGACATGTTGAATGTTGGTTTCCAGCTCTGCGGTCGATTCGTCGCGCAAGTCAATCGCATCCATCCTTGCGATCTGCAAATCATCAGTGAGCTGACTGTATTTGTCCCTAGCTTGATTAAGTAAATCCGTCAACCTTTTGATCTCTTCAAGTTGACTGGCATACGCTGCTTCAATTTGAGCCAACCGCTGACGTTTACGCTGATTCTCTCCGTTCCGGGCAAGAATCTCCTGTTGCTGGCGAATCAGCTCCGATGCCGAAATCGGTTCTTTGGGAGCATCCGGGTAATAGAGCTGCTCCTTGGCAAATTTGGCTTTCTGGTCTGCAATCTGCCCGATCGCATGACGCCGGTTGTAAAGCTCCTGGTCCTTTACTTCCAACTCGTGAAGCTTGTCCCCCACACCGATAATCCGAAGCAGGATATTCGCCTTTTCCTTGCTCGTAGAATTCATGAACTTGGGCAAATCGATCGCCAGCTCTTCAACAAAGCTGTCGAGCAGCTGCTGGCCGCCTTTCTGTCCATTTGGATCGATAACCTTCAAGTCGCTATTTTTACCTTTACGCTCAACGATCAGGCCATTGGATAAAACGATATGGAGATACGGAGGTACTACCGATCCTTCGCGTTCTGCCTGGGAGGGACGGTACTTATTGCCCCCCAACCCCCATGCAATCGCATCTAAGACGCTGGTTTTACCTTGACGATTCTTCCCACCGAGAACGGTCAACCCAGCGCTTGACGGCTCGATTTTGACAGCTTTGACACGCTTCACATTTTCGATTTCCAGCTTATTAATTTTGATCATTTCTTCATCCCCGTCCCTCTCTGACGATTGCGCTTAATGATCGATTCGATATCTTCAGTCATGGTAATAATGGTGCTCCCGTCATCCTTCTTCAATTTGCACCAATCGCGAGCGAGCCCCCATGTCTCGGTAACTACTCCGATTTCTCCCGACTTCATTTTGACTTCGTCGCCCTTCAAACAAATCAAGGTCCTTTCCTCCCGATCCCATCTGTGATACGATGGAAAGAATCAAATGTGAGTGTTTCAGGACTCAGCGTTGCCGCGCTGGGTCTTTTACTTTTTGTCCTCGCATTCTTCGCAAGTTCTTGGATACCCAGGCTCTGCGAAATCTTCCAAATACCCGCCGCATACCTGGCACATCAGACCGGATAAGATTCTTTCAGATACTTCTCCCACTTATACGCCTCCTTTCATTAGTCACGAGGCCGCCACCGTCCCAACCTCTACGGCAGCCGTTGCACTTCCTCGAATGCTCCACGCTTAGACCTCGCTTATGTATTGCTGGAGGTTCGAACCTCCTTGCAAGACCAGTCATCCCGATCCTGCAAGCAGGGCCGAAGCCCGCCTTACCCCTCATTACGGCCACTTAGAAAGTAGCGTTTGTATTCAACTGTCTCGATTGTGTACCCAAGCGCTTTATAATCGATCTGCTTGTCTGCCAGTATTTTCACCAATGTGGCTTTCACTTTTAGAAGCCTGGTTACTTCCCTTTTCGTAGGAACCATATTGGAACGAAGATTATTAAGGTAGAACTGTTCCGTGACCAACCTTTCAGATGACGAATCCATAAAGTCTTCATGGCTGCTGGCGATTCGCACATCGATTTGATTCACAAACCCCGAATATCGCGTATCTAGCGCGCATTCCGTAAAGTTTTGGATGAGATACGACAGAGCAGCTATTTCCCCGACCAATTTGGCTACAATTAAATGGCTATCAATACCATCGACATGCATTTGCTCGATAGCTTCCATGTCCTATTCCTCCCCCGCCGTTATCGTTACGGCTCCTACATAATTCAGCATGCAAGCACGAGTGCAGAGCAAATTTTCTCCAACCTTCCACACACTCTGTCCTTGGATCAATTCCCCGCCGCATTCTTCACAATGGTCGACAATCTGCAATTTCTCACTGGTAGTCACTGACGCACGCCTCCATCCGCTTTAGTTTCCATCTCGTATCGCGCATTCCAACGGTCTATATAGACCTGGTACATTCCTGATTTTCTTAGCTGATCCACTTTCGACCTCAAGGTCCGTTCTGTCCGGCCGAGTTCAAATGAGAGCGAGCGGGTTGGATCCGTCTCATAGAATTTGCACAGGTACTCCAGCTCCTCTTCCTCAAACGGCGCTCCATGATTAAAGTGAAACTCTGGGTGGTACTGCATCCGACCATGAGGATCGTAAGCTATGCCATCTTCAATAACGACAGCTGCTGCAGCTCGTGTCATAAAGCTTGTCCTCCCCCCAGTAACTGTGATAAGCTACTGGTACCCAAATTTTTACTAACTTTGGACCGCCTGTTGCTGCAGGCGGCTTTTTCTTGTTCATACGACATTTGAAGCAGTCCGATAAAAGCATCTCCGCTTATTCTTGCTTGCAGTTCTGGACACCGAAGAATGTCCTCAACCATCTCAACTGGCGTTGCCAGATTTTTCATTCCCTACACAACCCCTTCAACTTTTTTAATGAATGGATATTTCTCGTGAAAGAACTGAATCGGAACCTTTCCCCGTTCAATCCAGTACCCCCGAGATTTCAACTCCTCATTCATCGCCTGTATACGAAGTTGAGCAGTTCTGATTGTGTTTAGGCTTAGGAGTTGCATTACGTCCTTCGAATCATAAAAGTGCTTCATAGGATTCGCCTGCCCCTACATGACTTGCACTGGTAACTGAATCATCGTCTTGGTCATCTTGTTCAAACAAATATTCGATTTTGCATTTCGGGAAAAATTTACGTTTAATATGGGCTGCTTCATCATAAAAAAAGCGGGATCGGCCATTTAACTTGTCGCTCACGGTTGCATAACGAACGCCTAGTGAATCAGCCAAATCACCAACGGTAACATTGTGCCTTGCCATCTCGGCACGCAAATTTTTGTGTCTCATTTAACCACCTCCTACCACTTTGAACGCAATTGCGTTTGTAAAACAGATAATAAACGCTATATCGTTCATTGTCAACTTTTTTATTCTATTTTCGAACGCGTTTGCGTACATTTCATACTTTACAGAGTTTGTAAGTTGCTGTAGGATGTAGGTATATACGGAAAAGCGTACATAGAATTAATATATTGAGAGGGTGCGATCGGTGGATAAGAAAGCTGAGATTTTAGCAGATCTAATAGATAAAAAGGGGAGCAGGAGAGCCTTTGCTGAGGAAATTGGCATCCCACCAACAACCCTACAGTCCATGCTTACTCGAGGAGTCGGTAGAGCTTCAGTCGATAACGTAATCAAAGTATGTAAAGCTTTAGGGATAACGGTTGAAGAATTAGAAGAAATGGCAGCTGGGGAAAAGGAAGTCCTTACGCTCGCCGCGCACCACGATGGAGAGCAATGGACCGAGGAAGAGTTGGAGGAAATTGCTAAATTCAAGGAGTTCGTGAGATCAAAACGAAAACACCAGGAGTGACAATATGGTATATGAGACACTACTCAGGGAGGCATTTCACAACAACTTAGAAGTATACGAACGTCCTATGAAGCTGAGGATTAAAGGATTGTACGCTGATGATATTATTTGGATTAATAAACACATACAAACCCGTATCGAGAAAGGCTGCATTTTGGCGGAGGAGCTTGGCCATCATTTTACTTCTGCTGGAGACATCCTAGATCAGGAAAAAGTTGAAAATCGGAAGCAAGAATTAAGAGCTCGAGCATGGGCTTACGAAAAACTCATTCCTCTCTCTTCTTTCGTACAAGCTCACAAACAAGGTATTCGTAACCGATACGAACTTGCTGATTTTCTTTGTGTTACTGAGGAATTCCTAGAATCAGCACTGGAACGCTATATTGAGAAGTTTGGCATAAAGGTAACGGTTGGCCATCATACTATCTGCTTTGAACCTTTAGGTGTACTCGAAATGTTTGAATAACTTTGCGCTTCCCAGCCGCAAGGCTGTTTTCTATATATTTTTTATGGAACATATATTCCCATGAAAGGAAAAGGTCATGCCAGTATACAAAGATGAAGAACGCAAAACGTGGTATTACAAAGTCAGGTACAAGGATATGTACGGGCGGAATCAGCAGAAGATGAAACGAGGATTTAAAAAGCGTGGAGATGCTATCCTTGCAGAAGCTGAATTTCTTGCCAGCATACAGACCGCTTTTTCAGATGAGGTAACGGTCGATGAGGTATTCGAACATAACATCAAGCACAAGAGATTTAAAGAAAAAACAATCAGGAGACGCACAAATGAATACAAATTACACATCCAGCCTCTCTTCGGCCATATGAAAATCAGGGACATTAATGTACAGCATGTCGTTAACTTTAAAGCTAAATTGGAAAGCGAATTTGTATCACTGAACAGCGCTCGAACGGTTTACAGCAACTTTAAAATACTGATTAATCACTCCGTCAAGTTTTTTGGCTTGAAGGTGGACCCGACCCTGGTGGTTGGTGCGATACAGCGAGTAAAGCCAAAGATCAACTTTATTAAAAGGGATGAATTCGAGCGAAAAATAAACAACTTTGACATCCACTATTACCGAGAACTTACTCGTTTGCTCTTTTACACCGGCTTGCGGATAGGTGAGGCAATGGCGTTAACATGGAAGGACATTGATTTAGAGAAGAACCAACTTTATGTGGACAAGACGATGGATATCACAACACGCAGTATCACAACACCAAAGACAGCGGGGAGCGTTGGATATGTACCATTCCCCCATTTTGTTTCTAAAATGCTGGCAGAAATAAAAAAAGAATCCGCACAAAAGATATACGGATTCAATAATGAGCTTTATGTTTTTGGAGGAGTGGCCCCATACCACTACTCACACTATCATAAACGATTTAAACGGGTGTTCCCAGATCTGCGAATCCACGATCTACGACACAGCTACGCATCATATCTAATAAACAAAAGCGTGGACATTTATCTGGTTAAAGAACTTATGCGGCATGACGATATCAAACAAACCGCTAACACATATGGACACCTCTATGTTGAAAGAAAGCAAGAAGTCATGAGCGTATTTGACTAA